AGAAGGCGTGCCCGTTTTGCATGTAGCTGAAAGCGGTCGCATCCGAGAGCGTCGCGTACTTGTTGATGGCATCGAGGAAGTCCTGACTTCCCACGTTCTGCGGAGTATAGCCATTCAGGACGACCACCTGAGCCTCTCCCATCCGGTTTTTGCCCAGAAAGGCGAGCGAGGTCTCGAACTTCACCAAGGATTCACGAGCTGCGAGTCCCCATTCCACCGCCGAGCTTCCAAGGCGTACATAGGGGAAGTCCGCCGCTCCGCTATTGCCCCAGAACTCGATCGTCAGATCGCCGAACAAGATCAGTTCGCCGTGATCCGCCATCACGCGCACGAGATTGTCAGGAGAGGCTTCCGCGTTGGCGAAGTCCAGCGCCGACCATGTAGACGGATCGTCCAGCGCGGAGATGTAAAACCGGCCGCTATTCACCTTGTCATAGATGAAGTAGCGGTCCTGCCAGGTCACAGAATTACCGGCGTTGAAGTTCGCGCTCACGATCTGCGCAAAGGCGTTGGTGCCGGTGTTGAAGGTGTAGCCGAACTGCCCATCGACGATCATGATGATCGTGCCGTTGTCGGCGAAGTACACCCGTCCGGTGGTCGTCAGTAACGTCCCGCGGTTAGTCGCCACGCCGGCGTTATTGACCTGCCACAGAGTCCCGCGATGGACGACGTACATGAAGTCGCCCAGACTGTGCAAGCCTCGAGGCGGCGTGTCACCGAAATCCACCAAAGGGACAGCAAGCCCAGGCGTCCCATGAGCGACAACCCTGACCCCATCGTCTTCTGGACGGAACTCGAGCCACAGGTTCAACCGTCTTTGAGCGCTGACGTTGAGGGACTTGTCCTGGAGCCCGACTCCAAAAAGGCTTTGCCTTGACATCAGTCGGAGACCGTCATCCGGTCAGGCCCCGGCGGACTTTCATTCATGATCCCGAGGTTCAACTGTCTTTCCCATTTCGCCTCGAAACGCTGTAGTTTCGGAAGTGGGACTCCGAACTCATCCCCTACTTCTGCCGCCACCCCATAGGCGAGCCCCATCATCCACGGGCTATCCAGATTCGTCTGCGAGCTCGCTGCGCTGTCGTCGATCACCTTTTGATAATAGAGATTGAGCGTGACCGCCTGATTCGTTCTTGGGTAGGGGAAGAGCACGTTGAAGTTGTCGATGTAGACCTTCTGCGGGTAGGACGCGAGGGTCGTCTTCAACGGAATGGAGGCCCATTCTTCACGGGTGATAGGAGAAGGGAGAGGAACTTCGTTCCCCGAGGCGTCGACGTAGTTGACGTGCGCCCCGGTGTAATAATCCGCGGGGAGCCCTACGCTGGGGAGGTTGTTCGTGAGCGTGAGTGTGGAATTCCCCGAGGCGGTCTTGGGCCAGCTATAACCGCGCCACAGCAAGTTCTTCAGGACAGAATCCAGCGCCTCCAGGCAAAGGTTCCTATCGTCTCCAGATACCGTCCGGCCTATACCAAGCCGCTGGCACTTCTCCAAAGCCTTGTCGCAGATGCGCTCGCGCGTGAGGCTCCAGGTGACCGACATTTAGACCGGGATGGCCGTGTGCGGGTAGACCATCATCCGCTGCGGAGAACGCACCCCGGAGTCAGGATCCTGAACTACCGTGTCGATCACGGCGTTCTTCAGCACCTCGACGTAGGCTTCGTCGACCACCACTTCCTTGTTTCTCTGGACCCTGATGTTGTGGCCGTTGACGATGATATCGACGTCGGACTTGTCGGATTCGGTGGCGAAGATCGTCAGGCGGTACTTCTTTCCGTTCACGGGCTGGCCCTGGATCGTGCAGAGCCTTCCGAGCGGAGACAGCTTTTCCTCTGGAACTTTCGCCACTTTTTTCTCGCTTTCCTTGGGAGGAACATATTCCCCGAGGATCTTGTCGACGATCGTTCCTTTGGTATCGAGTGCTCCGAGCGTAATGCCAACGACTTCGGCGTGCTCGCGCAACTCGTTCTTCGTCATCGCCTCGAGTTCTTCACGTTTCATGGAACAACGCTCCAATCTGTTGCCGCGGACTCTGCGTCCGTGGGTGTGTATGGCGAACCGACGCCGTTGACATAAATTACCGGGGTGTAAGCCCCTCCAGTGAGGCTCTGCACGAATTTGGTTATCCAGGTCTGCGGAGACACCATATCGGTGAAGGCCCCGTCCATCAGCCAATCCGGGCTATATCTAACGAGCCTGAAGCCGCTCGCTGCCCAAATCTGCGCGGTAGGGTAATCCATGGGTTACGGGACGACGTTCGCTTGCGGGTTGAGCAGACCCGGGACTTGCAAAATAAGATAAGTCTCGGAGGCAGTCGGCGTGATGCCGGCGGCGGTCGGATTGACGAACGAAATGGCGATCTGGTTGGCGGCGCTCACTCGCGCGCTGCACACGCCCAACCCGGCTTGTGTGGTCGGTTTAACCACGGCCACAAAATCGCCGACCGCCAGCCCATTGACCGTGAACGTCTGCTCGGCCACCGTAATGGTCGCCACGATGGCTGGAGACAGAACGACCTTGATGAATCGCGGCATCAGCGCCGTCAATGCGTTTCGCAGCTGCGGCGGCATGTCTGCGTTGTTGATGACTTCGGAAAGAGTTACGGGCATTTCGTGCTCCTGAAAAAGAAAGGTGGGCGGCAGATCGGAACGGTCCCACTATGGGGCGCACCGGGAAGCCTTGCGGCCGTCCCCGACCTATAACTGGCGCCTAGCGCCGCCCATTGAACTACGCTCTAGCCCCAAGCCGCCCAGCGGCAGGTTTTCGAGGCCAGAATCGCGGCAAGCGTCGCGTTTTGCGACACCTGGACCTGCCCTGGACCAGCCACCGAACCCGCGAGGGCGTTGGTGTTGGTCGTCGAGCCGACCACGATGCCGTGGTTGCCGCCCGTGATTTCCAGCGTCCGCGTTCCCGCTGCTACGGTCTTGATGCAGGAATCCTGCGCCATCCCGTCTCGCCACTCGATCATCGTGCGGTCGGTGTCGTTGGAGAAGACGAAGTATTTCGGCACGAACCCGCAGTTGACCTGCCAGTAGTCCGCTGCGGTGATGGCGGTCGCATCGAACACCACCGAGCCGGCAGCGTACTTCGGAAAGCCGTCCGCGTAAATCGATGATGCGGGAGTGAGCGTCTGACCCGCTACGTTGATAGCCATGATGTCTCCTTTAGGTCAGGGTCGTCAGGTTGCAATGCTCGATCCGGGTGACCCAGTTCTGATTAAGGATCTGGGTCGTGGTGATCGCCTTCCACCCGGAGGTCGCACGCTGGTTGAGGGGGTCCGCAGCTCCCGCGGAGCCGATCGGCTTGATGATGTTCTGCAGCGCGTTCCCCGAGAGCGGGCAGACTCCATACCCGTTCGCCGCCAGGATCAGCGACGCATAGACATCGTTGTTGACCGCGCCGGCCGAAATCATCCCGTCCGTACCCACCGCCGCGCCGCCAGCTAGAAATACCTTGCAGTTGGTCGAGCGGAAGAACCGGATGTTGCGGTATGACCCGCATTCATCGTCCTCGGCCTGCATCGCGTCGCTGTACTCCGTGACCGGGATGTAGCCTGGAATCGACTCGAGTTGGGCCTCGGTGTCAGGATGGACGAGTCCGATGTAAGCCGCCCGAATCCCGACCGTGGCGATGTTCTGGTCGGCCTTGATGATGTTGCGGATGTACTTCGCGTTCTGGCGACCGAGAAAACGAATCGCCGTGCGCAGCGCCACGGAGGAAAGAACGGTGTTCAGGTTCGTGCGCACCGTGCTGTTGGTGAAGATGGCGTTCGTTCCCGCCACCAGCACATCACGACGTACCTGATCGACCGATACCCCGGCCTGCTCCCCGAGCACCATCCCGACTTCCGTCAGAACGGCGTCCTGGTTGGTGAGGTCCACCATATCCGTGACGTTGATGTAGTCGCCGAACTGCGAAAGGGTCGCAGTCACGTCCGTGGTGGTGATCTGGTTGCCGGAAGGCGTCACACCTTCTACCAGAGGCGAGGTCGCAGCGCCCAGTGCCTCATAGCGCCGGAACTTGATCTGGTTGCCTGACCGAGTTTGAATCGGGCGCACCTGACCGAATCGACCGTGAACGTCCGCAGGAATCGCCCGGTCGAGCAGATTCCTGTCGTAGTACGCTTGCAACGCAGGCTGGATTACACCCGCAGTGCCGGAAGTACCGGCGATGGTGTTGATAGCCATTTAGGTGGCTCCATGAAGGGGAGCCGAAGCTCCCCGTTGATCGGATAGCCCTGCCTCCCGGCAGTGCGCTCTTATCTTCAGTAGCCCATGACCTTCGAGCGTGCCTTGGCGAATTCTTCCTTCGTCATGGTCTGCCACTTGGTCACGTCGTCAGGCTTGTCGGTCGCATCTTTCCCACCGGAGCCGCCGGGCACTTCCATTGCGGTGCGCTTCTTGGCCTTCGCTTCGAAGTCCTTGCGCGCGGC